GCATGATCAGGCCGTCGATGTACCCGGTCGGGAAGTCGGTCCACTGCAAAGCTGTATCGGCCTTCGCTCCCTGCGTCGTGGTCGCCGCCCCAACGTCGGCCGCGGCGAGGGTGACGACCCCCGTCTTGCCGTTGACGCTGGTCACGCCGGCGGCCGACAGCGGCAGGCCGTCCGAGCCCAGGAGGTTCCACCCCTGGCCGGCCTCGTAGTAGAGGACGCCCCCGCTCGGCACGGCTGCCGTGACCAGCGGCGTGCTCACCCCCGCCGACGTGATCGTTGAGAGCGTGAAGGTATGGCTCACGGTGTCCACGTTGCGCACCGTCACTCCGGAGACGACGGTCGCTCCCTGCGCCTGCACCAGCGGCACCGGAGTCGTGCCGGCCGTCTGCGCCACGTTGCTGGCGAGGCTGCCGCCGGGAACGGCGAAACTGACCTTCGCGGCGCCCTCGTAGGTACCCGTCGTCGCGGCGGCGTCCGCCACCACGTTGAGGGTTTCGAAGTTGGCGAGGATGATGCTCATAAGCCTAGCCCCAGAGCCGTGGCGTAATCGAACGCCGTTCCGGCCTGCTGCGAAGCGGCGGCCGTCACGCGACCGTCCGCCCCGATGGTGATGCCGTTGTACGTGCCGGGTTTGACCCCCGTGGGCTCCAAGGACGTGGCGATCACGCCGGCCTCGTAGGAAGCGCGCACGACGGTGCCGGACGCGTCCATTGCCTTGGCTACATCGGCGAGCGTAAGGTTGCTCGACCCCGCTCCGATGAGCCCACGCACTGCACTCCCGTCGTCGGCGCGCAAGATGGCACGGCCAATGTCCGTGGCGTCCACGAGCTGGGCCACGGTGATCTGCGACGAGTCCGACCCGGCCGCCCCTCCCGTGCGGGACAGCAGCGTGGAGAAGAACGAACGCCACTCCGAGCTGATGGGCGGCAGGCCGGCGGCGATGGGGGTGGGCGGCACGTTGCCGGTGAGGTTCGCCATCAGCTCTTCCCCTGCAAGTACGAGCCCCACGCCCCGTTGAGCGACGTCCGCACCGGCGCCGACCAGCTCAGCTCGAACACCCTGTCTCGGCCCATGCCGAGCCGCTGCCACTGTACGTTACGCAGGTACTGCCCGGTGGCCCCCATCGCGCCTTGGACGGGTTGCCCCCACTGGTTGCCGCCGTCGTCGCTCCAGCGAAGCCATACGACCGGATCGGTGCCGGACCCGTCCTCGTAGCCAGCCCCTACCTCCATGGCCGCCACGAACTGCCGGTAGAACATCCGGGCGTTCCCTGAGGCGTCCACGATGTGTGGGAAGCTGCGAATGCGCATGATCGGGTCGCCGTTGTCGGTGTAGGTCTCCGGGTCGAGCGAGTAGACGTTCCCGTTCTGCCAGTCGCCCACGAGATGGAGGCGCCCGGTGTAGCAGTGCGTGCCGGCTCGGCAGCGATGAAGCACGCCGTCCTCGTCCATCCAGTTCCACTCGTGCCACTGGTTCGTGAGCAGGTCGAACACCCAAGTTTTGTCCGCGCTGGGGAACGTCACGACGTAGAAGGTATGCGCGCCGAGCTGGTAGCAGAACGCCGTGGCATCCGAAATGTCCGAGTAGGTGCTCCACTCGTAGGCGATAGCCGGCGTCGCCAGCGGCACCGCGTTGTAGTTGTAGCTGCGGTATGCCTGCGCGCCACCGTTTTGATCACGCCCGATCCAGAAGATGCTCTCGTCGGCCTTCGCCACGCTGTACACCGCGGCGACGCCCTTCTGAATGAAGACGCCGGGGATGCGGGCGAACGGAAAGTTCTCGTTGCCCGCGTCGTACCACACCTCGGTGGTGTCCGTGCCCAGCAGCCAAATCTCCTTGTGCACCACGGCGATGGCCTGGATGGGGTCGGGCGCGCCGCTCTTGGCTGCGTAGTAGGAGGCGTCGAAGGTCGTGGACTGCGAGAGCGTCGTGTACATCTCGCCGTTGCCCGGCCATCCGAAGATCATGTAGGTGTCCATGGTGTCGGCCGACTGCGAGCCGTACCAAGCCTCGTCCTCGATCTGGTACCACGTGTGCGCCGGCACGTCCACGACGGTGGTGACGGTGGTGCCGTTCGTGTTGACGACGGTGGTGACGGTGGTGGTGATCCCGTTGTCGTCGGTCGTCTTGGTCGTCGTGGTAGAGGACGTACTGCTGCTCTTGGTCGTGTCGGTCGTGGTCTTGGTCGTGGAGGTATCGACGAGCGAGTAAATCCACCCGTCGCTGGTGCCGTCCACCCACACGATGCTGGCCCCGTTGTCCGTGGCGCGCACCGGGCCGGAGAGCGTGTTCAGCTCGCCGATCTTGGTCAGCTCCCACGAGGCCAGCCCGTTGTAGCTGGTCACGTAGACAACCGACCCGCTGACCACGTAGACGTTCTGCTTGCTGTCGCGGTAGATGAGGCGGATCGGCGCGCGGTTGGGCGTCGTGAACTCCAGCTTCAGACCCGGCGTCTGGTAGTGCGTGACCGGGAACGGCGAGTCGGCCGGGTTCGATTCCGGGAAAAGGTTCACGCATCGCTGGGCACTCGCCAGCAGGGACCGAGACGAATAGCTACCGCCAATGAGCGCGAGCTTGGGCATTACCGATTCGTGTCGCTGTAGGGGTTGTACACGCCTCGGCGCAGGACGTCCGAGGGCATCTTGTTGAGCGGCACCTGCGCGTTGGCCCGGCGCAGCACGGACAACGCGGACTTCGCCAGGGCAATGAGCTGGGACGACGCCTCGCGGCCGTACATCACGCACAGGCGCACGGCCAGATTGAACACGAACACGTCGTGGTACTCGGGCGGCAACGCCAGTTCCTGGGTCAGCGTGTCCAGGGAGCCCAGCGGGTGCAGCACGGAGATGAAGATGGTGTAGATCGCCGGCGGGATCGGCCAGATGTACAGCTTCCCGAGGGGGTAGTCGCTCTCGTAGAAGGCGTACTGGGGGAAGCTCTGGAGCCCCTTGATGCCCAGCGCGTTGTAGTCCTCCCTCGCTTCGATGATCGTGACCGGGTAGTCCACGAAGTACGGGGACGATCCGGTGGGCTGCCGGAAGTAGCACGACTCGATGCGGTTCGGCCGCGCCGCGGTATTGAAGTCGCCGCCCGGTCCGACCGTGTAGAAGGTCTGCCCGGTGGCGGTGAGGGAGTAGGTGTCCAGGACGTAGACGAGCCACCGCTGCCGGTTCCACTGCGCCAGCATGCGGTTCGCCGCGGCGAGGGAGTCGTTCATGTCCTCGGCGCTGGCGATCTGGCCGACGCCGAGAATGTTCGCCAGCTTAAGGGCGGCTACGATCAGATCGTTTACGGTCGGGCTGTCGGCCATCGGATTTTGCCGCCTCGGTCAGGTCTTCGAGTAGGAGAAGTTCTTCCGCCTCGCTGTTCACGATGCGACCCTCTACCCACTTCGGGTACTCCCGGTACTGGTAGGGAGGGAACTTGATCGCCTTGTTGTAGTCCATCTTCGCACCTTTTCCGGTTCTCGGGCATCCCCTTCAAAAAGAACCCGCGCACGCCAAGGGAAGGAAACGTGCGCGGGTGGGGCAGGCCGCCCGAGGACGGAACTACGACGCCAGAGCGCCCGACGCCCTCAGGGAGTCGAGCAGCGCGTCCACCTTGGCGGCCAGGGTAGCGATGGCGTTCGCCGCAGAGGCCACGTCCGTGACCGCCGCGATGGTGTTGCCGCCCGAGGTTCCGCCCGAGTTGTCGGTGAGGGACGCCACCGCCGCGCCCTTCGTGGGCGCTCCCAGGTCAGAAGCCGTGAGGGTGACGTCTCCCGTCTCCCCGTTGACGCTGGTCACGCCGGAGCTTCCCGCGGCCGCCGCGTCGAGGACCTCCCCGACGCCGACGGTCACGTTCTGCCCCTGCGATACCAGCAGCAGGTCGCTTCGATTGATGGTCATGGGTCCTCCGGTTACGCCGCGTCGGCCAGTACGACCGCCCACTCCGGACGCGGAGCGGCCCAGCCATACAGGATATCCAGACGAGTCACGAAGTCGTCCGACATGACGTTGTACTGGGTGACCGCGCGCAGGCTCACGCCGCCCCAGCTCTGCCGGCTGGCCTCGTGCACGCCGCGCGGGAGCTCCAGGTCAGCGGTGGCGAGGGTGAAGGCGTCGCGGTAGAACGCGATGTTCTTCCGCACCGACACCCCCTCGGGCAGCACCGAAGTGACGGCCGCGCCGTTGGCCGGCGACGCGGTCACGGTCTGGTACGCCACGGAAGCGCCGCTCACCGGCGGCACGATGGCCGGGTAGATGCTCAGCGAGGTGGCGCCCTCGGCGGCGTCGGCGGTGACCACGAACTGCATGGGGCTGCCCGAGTCCTGCTTGGTGACGCGGTTCACGCGGTTCACCCCGGCAATGGTGATGATGGTGCCGGCCGGGATGGCCGCGGTGGTGGCGCTGACCACCAGGGAGGTACCGGTCTGGTTCGCGCCGTTCACGGTGAGCGTGCCCAAGGTCGGCGTGACGAAGACCGGGACGGTCTGGTCCATGAACCAGTCGAAGCCCAGGGTGTCCTCGCTCAGCGCGCCGCTCTCGAACTGGTCGCTGATAATGCGCTGGGGGTTGAACAGGCCGGCCATGCCCGCGACCAAGCGGGCCTGGGTGCGCGGCGACAGCATCACGCGGCGGTCGTTGGTCGGCGCGGAGTACTCGTCCAGGATCGCGCCGGCGTCCAGGGCCGTGGCCGGGTTGGGGGCGACGAGAGTGCCGCTCTCCTGACCGCCGCTGCCGTTCCATACGGCGTTCGGAACGGTGTTGGCGAGGCCGGAGAACAGGTCGTAGGCCACGCCACCCGCCAGCACGTTCATGGCCGGCCGCAGGACGCGCGAGCTGTAGTCGTCCAGGCTCAGGGCTCGGTCCGCCGAGCTGAAGCTGATATCCACGCCTTTCTGAGTCGCCACGGTCAGGGTGGTGGACTGCTCGTTGGTGTCCTGCACCACCGCGTTCTTGCCAGTGCGGACGGTGTAGTCGTTCGGCAGGCGGATGCGGAGGCTGTCGCCGATCTTGGCGCCGGTGCGGGCGAACTGGTCGTCGTACTGGCGCGAGACGTTCCGCAGCAGCGCGTTCGAGTTGATGAACAGCCGCAGCGCCTCGCGGGTGATCATGTCGATGGTGAGAAGGGAATTTGCCATGCTGGTCAGCTCCTACGGCGGGAAGAGGCGTTGCGCTTCCGCATGAACTCGTCCAGAGGCATCTTGTCCCAATCGGACGACCCCGTACCGGACGTGCCGCCGGTGTCCGCAGGGCGGGCCGGCGCGGGCGCGTTGGATACAGCCGGCGGCTTCGGGGTCGCATTGAGCTTCGCGGCAAGCCGCTCCAACTCGCGCCCCTGTGCCAGCGGCGACAGGGCAAGGATTCGGGCGGTCTCGTCGTAGTCGGAGGTGAGCTGCGAGAGGATGGCCGCCGCATCGGGCTGCTCCACCACCTGCTCCAGGAACTGCGTGGGCAGCGGGCCAACCGCATCGATCAACTGCCGATAGGAGCTGTCGAATTGCGGATCGGCCTTTACCGCCTCGGCATGCACCTGGTTGCACCGGTCGTTGAACCGCTGCGCCGCCAAGCGCGCCTGAACTTCGCTCTCCACGTCCACGGTGGTGGCGGGTGCCGCCGGCCCCGGAACGTTGCCCCCGAGACGGGCCTCCAGCTCACGAATGCGGGCCTCTCGTGCTTCGGCCGCCCGCTCCGCCTCACGGCGGGCACGGGTCAGCTCGTCGATACGATGCTGGACCCACTTCGGAGTGGTGTTTCGCCGCTCGGTTCCTTGCTCGCCGTTGGGCTGCACGGCTTGCTGGGCGCCCTCTTGCCCCTCGCGGGTTCCCTCCTCGGCCGGTTCCTGCGGTGCAGGCTGGGCGCCCGAGGCGTCATCCACGACGGTTTGCTGCTGGTTTTCATCGCTCATTTACTGCACCCCTTGAGGGTTGGTAGGCACCGGCGGTTGGGCCGGAGGACCGTTGAGGGGAGGGATGCTCCCCGCGTCGGTTTGCGGTGGCGGCAACGGTAACACTCCGTTAAGGGCCTCCGCAACCGTTTTCATAATCAGCGCCTTGGCCTCCCGCGGGTCGAAGCTCTCGTGCTTCAGCAGCGTGTTCAGGCGGTCGGTTTCGGCACGATACTGGTCGTTGTCCACCTTGCCGGCCTTCTCCTTGACCGCGCGGTTGGCGATATCGAGCAGGTGCTCAAGCTGCTGGACGCGCTGCTGGAGCGCCACCACCTCGGGGTTCTGCTGCCCAGTACGGATGGCGTCCGGGATGGTGCGGGCCAGCCGTTCCGCGATCTCGTCTGCGCCCGGGAAGTCGGCCGAGCGGAACAGCAGGTCGCCGGCCACCTTCGTGAGTTCCTGGTTCTGCGACATGAGCTGCGAGATGGCGGCGAACGCTTCCTCGCGCCGCGTCTGGTAGTTCGGGCCGGCCTCGGCCACGACAGCGAACTCCCCGATGTTGGGGTTGAAGATGATCTGCGACGTATCCGGCGTGACCTGCTGCCGCGACACGGCCTGCGGGGCCACCGGGTTGACCTGCACGTTGGAGATCGACCCGTCCATTGCGCGAATGGCGATCACGCGGTTGGTGTCGTACACCCGCGGAATCATGTCGATCAGGATTTTCGTGCTGAAGCGGATCGCCTTGGCGAAGTGGTCCGAGAAGTGGAAGGTGCTCACGCCGCCCTGCCGCCGGCGGGCCTGTACGGCGGCCGCGGCTTCCTCCGGGCCGGGCGCGCCGAACTGGTTCTGGTACTGGCCCGACACCATCGCCATCTCGTTGGCCGCGTTCTGCAAGCCGGCGATGTACCCCTGGGCCATCTGCGGCGGCTGCTGGCGGCTGGGAGGTGGGATCGGGTTGCCGTCGTCGCCCACGCCGTTGTAAGGCAGGTAGGCGAAGTTCTCCCGGTTGGCGTTCTCCCAGTACTTCTCCAGCCCTTCGACGCTGCGCAGGTCCGCGAGGTAGGGCTGCTTGCCCTGGAGCGCCACCTGTTCTACGGAGCTGGACGCCCAGTAGTTGTACATGCGTTGCGGGTCTTTGAGCTGCCGGGTGTGGCCCTTGCGGTCTAGCTTGCCGTCGATCACGGTCTCCCAGCCCACGCACCGGA